GGCGTTCGCGCGTGCTTCGATGTTCTCTGCCATCCGTAGGTGGAACTGGCGTTCTTCGTTGGTCATGTCGGTTACTCCATCCCGGCTAGGTATGGATTAATTATAGTTACGTAACGATAAATAGGCCGGCGTAACGTAACGGAAATTTATTGTATATTCTGATCGACCGCCCCGGCCCGATAGATATAATGCAACGTAACGAGAATTGACGGTGGCCTCGACCTCGCCGCTTGCGGCGATTAGTCGCCTGCACGCTCTGGACTGATTGCCTCGCGGTTCCAGCGACGATACCCGCGTAGCGGCCGATTTCCCCTCAACGAAAAAAGCCCCGACGGCCTCAACGGCTCGCCAGGGGCTGTTCGCGGTCCTCGCTCTACTGTCCTGCCACCAACTCAACCCGCGCCCCGATCCTCCTAAATGGGGCCGCTCCGGGCGTCTCTCTGCCGCTCTCCCGGACTGTCAGCCCCTCCGACGGGCAGGTCACGATAGTTCCGCGGTTTCGGCGCGGGTTGCCTTTTCTACTCCGTGCGAGTAGTTTTCTCGGGACGAAAAAAAACGCGCCACCCCGTTCCCAGCAGATAGCGCGCTCTCTAGACAAGACGCAGGATAGATAGGAACGGCGGTCGGTGCAAGGCCTACTTGCAACGGAACCGCACTTGTGTCTTACATTCCCCCGCTTTCTCCGCTCGATTTCCTGTCGCGCGATCAACTCCGTCAATATGTTGCTAATCGTCGGGCTGACGCGATCAGCCGCGCAGCGGCGCAAGCGCCCGCAGGGCGCGGGCTTGTCCATATAAAAACAACTGGAACGCCCGTTAAAAAAACGCCCACGATATGTCAGCGGCCGAGCTGTGAAACAGGAGTACCGCAGCCTCATGAGTGGGGTTGCAGCATTCCAACCAAAACGTGGCCTGTTGACGAAAACGCCATCGAGATTGACCATCAGGCGATGCGCCTGCGCCGTCTGAAAAAAAACGTCATCACGACGGCTCGCATGCACTCCAGGGCGATGCAAAATCGCCAGCACCACGCGCTCATGGTCACGCTGACCTATCGGCCTGGTGTCGATTGGCAGCCTGAGCATGTTTCCGAGTACATTCGGCGCGTTCGGCAGTGGTACAAACGGAAGGGGCATGTGGTCCGTTACGTCTGGGTTCTGGAGCTGACCAAGGCCGGGCGTCCTCATTACCATTGCCTATTCTGGCACCCTGCTGGTCGTGGTCTCTCCATGCCGAAAGCTGATCGTCGCGGCTGGTGGCCCCACGGCATGACTCGCACCGAACGTGCACGGAACGCGGTCGGATATTTGGCCAAATATGCGTCGAAAGGGACTGACGACGTGATGCCGAAAGGCGCGCGGCTCTACGGCGTTGGCGGCCTGTCCATGGCTCACCGTCTCGAGCGTGCTTGGTGGAACCTGCCGGTCACGGTGCGTCGTTGGGGATTTCCTGCTGACCGTTGGCGGCGAGCGTCTGGTGGCGGCTGGGTCTGCCGGGCGACCGGCGAGCACCGCGACCCGTGCTGGCGGGTGATTCTGCACGGATATCGGGTATTCGTCGTTCCACGTCAGCAACCCATGCGGTCACCATTTGATGAACTGCTGTCATCATTGGCGTGCCCGTGGCAACGCATGCCAATTTGAATCGTCGGTGCAGATCGTCGTCGTCGAGTTTTAGTGATTTCATGCCTTCTCCTCTGTTGAACTCCTGTTCAGTGTGGGCGATTTTTTGACCGGGATCACACGAAAAGTTCACTAGTGTAAAAAAATACTTGACGTTGTGTTTCGGCTCGTTCTACTTTTCGCCCTGTAGTAATTTCAACTCTGCTCAAAACTTAAATGTGAGGTTTTCCACAATGCCACGAATTGAAATCGAGTCCACCCAGATCAAGGAGCGTTCGGGCAAATCCGAACGTACCGGCCGTGAATACAGCATCCGCGAGCAGCAGGCGCTCTTGTTCAAGGCAGGCTCTCGCTATCCCGACAAAATCAAAATCACGCTCGACGAGGATGCCCGTCCCTATCCGGTGGGCGTGTATGAACTCGATGATGAGTCGTTCTATCCGTCTCGGTTCGGTTCGCTTGAGGTTCGGCCCGTGCTGGTTCCGGTGGCGGCGGCCGTGAAGGCGACGTCGTGATTTGGGCCGCGACCATCAATCTGGCGATTTGGGTCGGCGTCTGTTTCGTCGTCTGCGTCGTCGTGCGTGAGTGGGCGCGGTCATGAATTGGTTTTTCAGGGTATTGGAGTAGTACCAGTGGAATGCACGACACTCACTACCGAATGCGTAACGACCGTGTATACCGCTGGGTTTTTCCTAACGCTCTCTGGTTGGGCGTTGGGGTTTACCATCGGCGTTGCTATCAGCGCCATTCGAAAACTGTAAGGAGCAACAAAAAATGACCGAGATTTTCGCTGCTGTGGATTTTTCTTCCGTCGCTACTTGGGTTGGTACTGCCGGGGTTGCCATTATCGGTATTGCCATGTCGTTTAAAGGCATCGATCTGGGCAAGCGCGGCGTGAAGAAAGCTTAACTCCCTTAATGGTGGAGGAAAGGGGGCTGCGGCCCCTTTTTTATTAATGAACGAAATTACGTTTGCAGTCACTAGCGCGGATTTTGCAACGCTCTCATATTCTCTTGTGTTTCTCGGAGGGGTAATTGGCGCATGGGCATTTATCTCCGGTATCCGGCAGCGTTTTTGATTGCAGTGCTGGCTATTTTCTCTAGCACCCAATTGCATGCTGCCACTCGCAAATATGTTTCTCTGCCGTCCAACGGTTCGGTAGTTGGCAGCGGTAGTGCTGCGAAGTCCGGTGATTCGTTGATCATCACCGGGCAGCCCCTGGACGGTGAATATATTCCGTCGTCCTATGGCGGCGGCTCCAAGGGCACCAGGTTGCCCATTAAGCCGAAATATGATTATTCGATTCCTCGCACTATCAAGGGCATGTCTGGGTCCTTGCGTGGCGGTGTAGTTGGTGTCGGGCTAAGTATTGGTCTGCAATATATGCTCGATGCGGTTGACGGAATTATTGACGATGGGCAAGTTAAAGTTCCAGCCTCGGGCAGTCCTGTTCCTGGCGGTTATTATTGGAAAAGTGCGACGGAACATATTGGTTCGGACGGTACATCCAGTTTCTATACCGGCTTAACACCTGTCGAGGTTTGCTCTCAGATTGCTGCAGCGGGCTGGCGAAATGACTATGTCTATGATCGCCTAGAGCGCGTTTCCGATACTCAGTATCGTTGTATTGCGAAACGTGAATCTGATGGCTATGAATCCAGGGTCTCTATTCAGCGTTATGGCGACTCGTGCCCTGCGGGTTCTACCTATAACAGTTCTACTGGTGCGTGCGAGGCTGCGGGTGGTTATCGCGCTGCGACCGATGCGGATTTCGATCTGATGGAGGCCGCCGCTGCCGCTCAAGATTCCGAATGGCTCAAAGATCGGCTTCGCGAGCACTGCGAGGGCTCTCTCGCTCCTGAGTCCTGTTATCAGGAGTTGCGCACGTCAACGCAGCTCGAGGGCCCATCAACGCTCACTGAAAAGGGCCCGGCCATCACTACTACTGGTCCAGGTGGAACCACCAGCTCTACAACTAACACTCAGATCGACATTACCTACGGTGATAACTATTACGACTATCGCAAAACGTCGACAGTAACTACAACTAATCCAGATGGTACCACCGAAACTGAAACTAAGACCGACCCCGAGGAAGTTACCGAAGAGCAAGATCAGGACGAAGGCGCTATTGAATATTCTGATGCTGATATGCCAGAAGTCGAGCCGTTCTATCAGCAGAAATATCCCGATGGTCTAGCGGGTGTTTGGCATAGCGTTAGTTCGAACATAGAAAATTCTGCATTTCTGGCTTTTCTCTCTTCCTTTGTTCCAAATTTCAGCGGTAGTTGTCCGACATTTAGCCTTCAATTCAATATCGCTAGTTGGGCCAATTACGGCACGATTTCTTTCTGGAACATGTGTTGGATATTTGAATTTATCAAAACGGTTCTTATAGTTTCGGCTGTTTTCCTTGCGCGTGCTCTTACGTTCGGAGGCTGATATGGCTGCACTTGGACAATTCTTTACGTCTTTGCTCGCAAAGTTCTCCCAGCTTGCTAGTTGGTTTCTGGCTGTCTTTAAGCAGATATTCGTCGATGCGTGGAATATGGCAACTGATGTTGTTTGTTGGTTGTTCGAGGGGCTTATGGGTATCGCTGTCGCTGCGCTCAATGCGATAGATGTTCCGTTCGACCCGCAAACGTATTATTCGCTGATTCCGCCCGAGACTGCGCAAATGATGGGTGCGATCGGCGTCACTCAGGCGCTTACCATTGTCGTCGGAGCGCTAGTTGTGCGGTTCACGCTCCAGACAATCCCGTTCGTTCGCTGGGGGTCGTAATGATCAATTTGATTCTTGGTCAGCCTGGTGGCGGTAAATCGTATGAGGCGGTGGCGTTCCACGTTATTCCAGCCCTGGTCGATGGTCGCCGCGTCATTACCAACCTCCCGTTACAGGTCGACGTTATCGAGGCCTATTTCCCCGGAGCGTCCAGGCTGATTCAGCTCCTTCACCCGCAGCTTGATGACGGCGTACTCGTTCGGCCGTTTTCGCGCGTCGATCACTACGGCGACCCGTGGCGCCATCCTGAGTCTGGCGTGGGTCCGCTCTACGTTATCGATGAATGCCACCTGGCTATGCCTCGCGCTGTTGTTGATCGCGCCGATGTTCCGCGGCAGCGCCTGGTCGAAGAGTGGTATTCGATGCACCGTCACGAGCTTGCTGACGTGCTGCTTATTACCCAGTCGTATGGCAAGGTGAATCGAGCCGTCATTGATCTGGTTCAAGTGGTCTACCGCTGCAAGAAAGCGACTGCGTTTGGAACCTCGAAACGCTACATTCGTAAGGTGCAGGACGGTGTTCGGGGGGAGGTGGTCAATACCGCCATCCGTGAATACGAGGCCAAGTTTTTCAAGTTCTATCGGTCTCACACTAAGTCCAGCGCGGCGGCGGAGGAATTGACCGCTGGCGATATTGTCCCGCTTTGGAAGCGGTGGCCGTTCAAGGGTGCCGCTATCTGCGCGTTTATCGTTGTCGGTCTGGTCATCTATCAGTTGACCAGGGACAGGCCAGCGGTCCATTCGGTGCCCAAGGCCGTCTCTCCGTCGATTTCATTCGCTCCGGCGCCTACGGCGCCCGACGCAGTGCCAGCGGATGTTGCCGTTCCCCGTGGGCCTGCGCAGCAGCTCCACCCATATCAGGGTTATGATCTGTTTCTATCGGCGCTCATGCATGGCCAGCGTTCCGGCGTGCCGTACCTTAACGGCTACATCACCGTAACTCAAAACGGCCAGCCGATCCGACAGGTCTCGTTTCGCGAGCTTACGGATGCCGGCTATCAGATCAGCTACCAGTCCGAGACGGTTATTGCGTTGCGATACAAAGACCTCGATCTAGGGTTCGTGGTCTCTGCGCTGCCGACTGTATCGCTAGCCAGCAAGACTCCTGACAAGTCCTCAGGCGGATAACCGGGAGGGCTCCCGCTTGCGGGAGGGACCCGGTTTCCGCCTGAGGCCTTGCAGGCGGCTTCTAGATCCATTCTCGATTTATAGTTACGTTACTTATATTCAATTATGGTCAGGTTTGCCGGCACGATCCTGTATCGCGATTTCGAACCGTTGTTCAGCAATCGTTTTATAAATTCTTCGGCTTCCTTCCAGTCGTCGAATGGCTGGTTATCGGGCTCGCTGTCGCCGATTGTTCGCCATTTCCGCGCTTTCGCATCCCAATTCTGGGCGTGGTATTGCTTCATTACGTTTGGCGTTTCGTCGCGGTGGCGCTTTGTTTTCGCAACGGTCTTGCTTGACGCTAATTCCTTCTTGAGTTTCCGACATTCGCGGATCAGTTCGTCACGCTGAAGCAGCATCTTTTGCACCTGGTCGTGCAACTCGTCTTGCCGATCCTCGGCGCGCTTGCAGCGCTCCGCCAGCTCCTGGGCAATGGCAACTACTTCTTCGTATGGCACTGGGTGCTTGTCCGATTTTTCGTTACGTTGCGCTTTCTGGCGTTCACGGTAGAGCCGTTGCCGCTCGGCGTTGCTCAGCGCCTTGCCGGTTGCTGGTCGACCACGGCGCGGCTTGGCCGGCTGCTCGTCCAGTGGTAGGGGTTGGGTCTGGCGGTCTGCTGGTTCGATCATTTCGCCCATCCTCTGATTCGCTTGGCGTCTGCCAGTTGTGCATGGGCGGTTTTCAGCATCGCTTTATTTTTCTCGCCACGCCGAACTTGTTCGATGATGGCGTTCGCGCGTGCTTCGATGTTCTCTGCCATCCGTAGGTGGAACTGGCGTTCTTCGTTGGTCATGTCGGTTACTCCATCCCGGCTAGGTATGGATTAATTATAGT